GCGTTGATTCTTTCCCGGTCAGCACGAAGTTTTGGTGCTGTTTCCGCCAGAACGTCCAGCGTCAGCAATGAGCGTTCAATTGACTCGATACGGGCAATATTCCGGTCAAGGGCCTGTTCTGCTTTGAGTATTTTGTCGTACAGGGCAACACGGGTTTCCACGTCAGCCGCCTCTTTCAGGTCGGCGAACATTTTTTTCAGTGTTCCTGTTACTGAAAGTGCGCGGGCACGGGTGAACACCAGTTCATCGAACAGCACCATATCGGACGCATCATCCATGAGGTTATCTGCCTCAAGATACTTCGCATATCCACGGTGTCTCACGGCGTGGGTGTTACGGTCGCTAAACCGGGCAACGGGGTGAGGATTACCCGATCTGCTGTTGCGTTTCGTTTCTGCCGAATTTGCGCAGTTTTTTGCGCATTTTTCATCACTGCCATCATCGCCGTAAGACTCGTCATTACTGGACTCGTCATCAGCTCCATGCGCATTTTTTTGTGCGCTTTTTTGAGTGTCAATTTGCGCACTTTTTTGCGCATTTTTCTGCGCACTTTCCTCTGTATTTTTGGGGGAGTTTTTGCGCAGTTTTATGTACCGACGAGCCGTGCCATAGCTGATATTGTTCTGTCGACACCAGTCCTGAAGTTTTATGCCAGTTCTGGCATGTTCGCGTCGGAATGCCTGCTCCAGTTTTTTCCAGTCCAGCTTTGCCATGTCACTTTCTGACGTCCTCTGTTAAAAACTGACGCATAATGACCGCTGTGATTTTTCAGAATTCACACAGCAGCGTCTTGTTTGATTGATATTTACACAATATGGTTGTTTTATCCGGTTTCTTCCACCACCGCACCGGACAGGCGGCCATGCGGGAAAACGCTCACGTTACCTGAAAACGTGGAAAGCCCGGTGTGCATCGTTTTTGATTATCCCCACACACTCGCGCAGGAGGTCCAGTGTCTGGCTGAGGTCTCTGTTAATGCGGGAATACTGCGACGATACGGCGCATCAGCAAAACTTATTTCAGGCACTGAGTGCGGATATATTCCTGTGCCCCTTCCAGCTGCTTCTGCATCATCATCAACCGCTCTCTGAGGGTGAAATAATCCCGTTCAGCGGTGTCTGCCAGTCGGGGGCCGGTTGCATTATCCATGCCGGAGGTGCCGGTGGCTTCACGCACGGTACCGGAGCAGGTGGCGTTGATCCGCAGGCGCTTACGACCAGCAGCAACATCAGCACGCAGAGTTTCATTTTCAGCTCTCGCATCGGCTAATTCCCTCGAGTATTTTGCATCGAGCGCAGCAACATCGCGCTGGCGCACCTGCATATCAGTAATGGTGGCGTTTGCCAGCTCCAGCTCTCTGGCTTTTTTATCGCGCTGCGCTTTGTAGGTGATGGCGTTATCGCGGTAATGGTCTGTTGCCAGCCACAGCGCACCACAGCCACCCGCCAGGACAATAATCACCACACACAGAACACGGCTCATCTCTCTTTCACCCCACCAGTCCCGATAACGTCAGGACTCGCCAGGCGGTGGAAAAGAAAATGGCAACCAGCATGAGTGAAAATGAAATGCCGACAATTACACAGAGGATCTTCGCCAGCGTTATGAGTTTGTCTGACATGCTTAATCCTCCCTTCACGATTTCAACGCAATGACCAGTTTTGCCAGCCCATACAGCATCGGGGACACAGCAACACCGACCGCCACCCACTTAATGGCAAAAGCCAGTGCTCTGCTGATGTCATCAGTTACAGGCGCTTTCAGTTCAAGGCCGTTTTTCATAGTCAACCTCAACAGAATTCGTTTATACTTCTCCATGTTCTCCCTTGCCTTATCCAAGGTCAGAAACACAAAACCCCGCTTGCAGCCAACAAACGGGGTTTTTACTTTTATTCACTTAGTTTTTGTCAGTTCGCAGGATTTCGTGTTATCCGTCCGTGTGAGCAAACCGCATTTTTCAGCAAAATATTCTGCTTATCTGTCAATTCCCCAGCACGCCAGCGCGCTCTCCTGGTCACGCCGCGATACCTGCCCGTAACAGTTATTTGAGCGATTCCGACAGTCCCTGCCGCCGTCATATATCCATCGGCGGATTTCAGCACATGCACCTTTCCGGTCTCCGGCGTTCAGTTTCCGGTAAAACGTTGAGGTGAAGCATTTCGAAGGCCCGATGTTGTACGGACAGAATGACGCGATGCCCGCTTTCTGCGGTTCAGTCAGTGGCAATTTGATGTTTTTCTCCACCCATGCCAGCGCCTTATCACGTTCAATGGCATTAACCTGAGCGCATTTTTCCTTCGACAACTTCATGCCCGGGACGACAGGTTTGCCATCCACCATGATGGCACCACGGCAGATGGTCCAGATCCCCGCACCATCACGGTATGCCGTGGTGTGGTTACCTTCTTTTTCGTCAAGAAACTGGTCGAGGATTTCAGGCGCAGAAGCACCTGTGGCAATCATCGCCAGAACGGCTACCGATAAACCATAGTGGAGTTTCCTGCTCATCAGCTTACTCTCCCCGCGCAGCTTTGCGCCGGTCTTCTTTAATCTTGAAATACAGATTCGTCAGGTATGTCAGGAACCCCAGACACAGGCTCCCCAAAACCCCGATAGCAGCCCACTGTGACGGAGTAACCTGATCCAACCACTGTAGAAACCAGTAACCCGCACTGCCCGCAGAAGTACCATAGGCTATGCCCGTTGATATTTTTTCCATCTGATACATATCCCCGCCCCGACAGACCTGTGCTACCGGAAATAAAAAAGGCCATCAGTGTTTTACTGATGGCCCTGCCCCGCCGTTACAGCATTGTGCCCGGTTCGGGTTGTGTGTCTGTCATATCCGTCACCGGTGACTCCGGCTGAATATCACCATTTTCCGTGGTGACATCTTCCGCCTGTGGTTCCGGAAGCAGTTCCGGGGATGGTTCCGGCTGTGCACCAAGCAATTCATCCAGAATTGAATCCACTTCTGCATCAAGACGCTCTTCCAGATTCTGGCGGAGTTTTTGTTTCAGGACGCTTCTGACTTCTTCAGAGCGAATGACTTCCTTCACTGCCTCAGCAGTGACCAGTTGTTTTATATCTGTCATGAGATTTTCTCGTTGAAAGGGGTTATTAAGAAGGTTGTTCCGGAATGAGTGGGGCTTCTGTTTTTGCTCCGGCTGACTGAGTGGCGCTGATTTTCTCAGCGGCCCTTTTGTCAATCTGTCTGCGCCAGAAGTCGCGTACTGCCCTGTATCCACCCGAAAGCAGATACAACACACAGACCACCGTACAGAAGTACAGCATTAACTGGTTGATGAATGTCATGGTTTATTACCGTTACTGTTGACAATGAGAACTGTTTTCATTTAGAAATGATTGATGTCGAAAGCATCCTTTCGTTAGATTCTCCATTGGGATTACCTCCGCCAGTCTCCATTCCTGTTGCTGGCGGTTTTTTTTCGTCTGTTATGCTGCTACGGCATTCACACCAACAGTAAGACTTTCAATCAGCACAGGGTAAGTTGCCGCATTTCCGGTAATATCCGTAATTGCCAGCGCGTTGGCCTCAAAGGCTGCATTCGTCCATCTGGTCAGCGTAAACGGTTTTCCTGCTGCATTATCAAGCACCGGCGTGACGTTCAGCGAGCCACCACCCGGGAAGCGGAAAGTCAGCGTGTGCCAGTCGTGATCGAACGGACCATAACTACCAAGCCGCTGTGATGTGGTGTTTGCATGATACATCACATTGATGTTTGTTTTATCAGTCTGCAGATAGAAGGCCGCAATATAACCCTCCTCTGATTCCGCTCCCGGCCATCCACTACCGCGCCAGTAAATACCCGCAGAATATTGATTTGCAGAAGCATTGAGAGATACATCATCGGGGATTTTAAAGCGCAGCGTGATTTCACCGCCGTTATCGAACAGCTCCTTCCCCTTACCGGCATCAATTGCGTGCGATACTTTCCAGGTCTTTTTCTGTGCAAGACCATTTTCTGGTTTTTCAAGACGAAGGGCTTTTTTACCTGAACCACTGTCACTGACCAGCGTGTTTTTGACATCTGTCAGCGTCCAGCCCTGCGAAGCCAGATCGGCATTTTCCGCATTCACATCATAAGCCAGCACTGACTGTATCTTTGTCGGGACAACGGCTTCAGGCTGAGTATCGCCACTCTCCTGTGCTGGTTGCGATACGCCTCCGCCTGAAGAAACCGCGGCTTTTGTCACTTTCCCGGAAACAAAATCTGCCACTCTGCCCACATGCAGAAGAATGGCTGTTGCCAGACGGTCGGAAATAATTCCGCGACGCGCCCATGAACCAAAGTGGGTTTTACGATCGGATGTTGTCCAGCTCTTCGCATCCGTTCGTCCACCGGAACCATAATACCCGATAGCCGGAATATCCGGGTCTTCTGACGGTTCATTGGTCCCGACTTTCTGACCATTGTCATCCATCATAAACGGCACAAAGAAGATATTTTTACCGGCTTTGGTTTTGTATGCGCCATAGACGGCATCGTATTGCGCTGAATACGTCTCCTTCCAGTAGTACGTCGTGTCACCACAAATCCAGGGCACCAGAGAAGGAGAAGCACCAGCGCACTGACCGGATACTCCCGCCAGGTCAGAACGGTATTTTTCCACCATGGCATCAAACATGGCGGGCTGACTGGCGTACGCTCCCTGTTTTAAATCAAACTCGCCCTGCATCCAGACAACACAAAGCAGTATGTTTTTGGGGTTTGCCTTCAGCGCGGCCTGAGTGCGTGTCAGCAGGTCTTTATACAACGGCTTATCAACGCCCCATCGTTCAGATTTATCCGACGCTCCTGAACTTTCACTGAACGTTCCGTCAGCACCGGCTGTAAACGCAGAGCCACCACGACAGCACGGCACTAACAAAATACCCGCATTTTCCGGCATAAAGGGCAACAGCTTTTTGGCAATATGCAATCCCTGTCCGACACACCCATACTGCTCTGCGCTGGCTTTCGGATGAGAAAAACGGCTCAAATCCTGCACATCATGCAGGCAGTGGTCCGCCGGAATGATGTCGTTATATGCACAGGCCGCACCACCCGGTGTCACCGTACTGCGACGCGCCAGCTGTTTAATACGCGGGTCCGGACGGTCATATGTCTCCGGCAGCGGCAGGCCTTCACCATACGCCATGCCGTTTGACTGTCCGGCCAGCGCAATGACAAAGTAATATTCTGGTTCAACAACAACAGTCCGGGTACCATCTCCCCCCGGTGAAACTACCGGAGAGGTCATATCCCCTTCAGCGACTATAGCCTGGATAAATTCAGCACCATAACCCGCGTTTGAGATAATCGGACTACCATAGGGTTGCCAGCCTTCCTTCAGTTTTTGCGTCAGTTTTCCTGCGAGGTCTGACGGCGATGATGCCCTGACCACATCATAATGTTTAAATGCCATGAATCCTCCCGGCCGGGATAGTGGGTTGAATCAGATAAGGACTGACTGAAGTCTGAAAATACAAAAGACAACTGCCAGTAAAAACGAAAAGGCCGCGCAGTTGCGCAGTCTCATCACCATCGGGTATTATTCACACGGTGAATAATCGAAACTCACTTTCTTTGTTTTATTCCTTGCCGCTCGCGCCTCCCGGCGCGGGCTTTTTTTGCATGTAAAAAGGCCCCTGCGATGAGGGGCCTGAGAGTATTACCTGGTTTCAGTTAACTGCATAGTGCCGGGTGCCTCCCGGTGAGTTCAGCCCGGTGCCACCGAACCCGCGTCTTTCACATTGCCTGTGACATTAAAAATGCCAGCCCGCACCAGCCGCCCCGCCGCTGAGGGGGATTCACCATGCGTTGCGATTTTTAACAAATTCACCGCCAGCCAGACAATCATCAACTTGCTGAATTGTGAGGTATTTAAAAATTTCCCCGATTAACTGATACCCTGCTAACCACCTGTTGTTTTCTTTTTCAGCAACAAAAAAGCCCGCTCATCGGCGGATTCGGCTGCGTGGCAATGTAACCATTCTTATCATGATATGAGGATTTTTACGATTGTAAAATGTTTTTTAACTGACACCAGAATCATCATAACCGCGACTTGTTATAGCTTGCCTGTATGCGTTCATTTTGCGTTCTGCGTACTGGACAACATCTTTAATGACAAGCTTATGAACAACTGAAATAAGGTCATTTATATAACAAAAGTCAGGTGACTTATTTTTCACTGGCAACCAAATAACATCGTTCTTAATTTTTCTATTACTAACACTATCCCCCCATGAATATTTATGTGAAATAGACCTATAAATACATGAAATAATGCCCAAATAAGCAAACTTTGTCCTTCCATCCTCATTGTTAACATAGAGTCGCAAATTATGACTGTCGTTTGAAAAAAAGTCTCGCTCCTGATAAGTTACAACGAATGTCTTACCACCAATAAAAATACAGTTCCCTTTTTCCAAGAGTGAGTCATCATAGGCGATATAAGAACTAACAGAGTTATTATCACGGCTAGCACAAAGATAAGGAACATCCCCACTATTTTCTATGATGTCTCTAGACAATATGTTTCCTGTATTGCACACTGAGAATAACTCAGTAACAGGAAAGCCTGAAAATTCAATATTTTTAAAATGTTCCAGGATAAGATAATCTTTTTCCGTTAGTTGGTAATCACTCAGCCCAGCAGCTATCAGGTATGCTTCCAGCTCTTCTATATGGGCCGCTTCCAGCTCTTCTATATAATTATCCATAAAAAACCAGTCAATTTCATTATTTTTCACTGGTAATGAGATGAAATATTCTCCATCTCTGAGTTTGGAACTCGATAACTGTTGACCATAATTAAAACGCCCCTTTAAAGCTTTATTAATCATACTGGCAACATACAGTCCGCGCTTTGCATTAAAGTCGGACTTACTTGATTTTAATGTAAGAACATGCACCTTCATTTCTACGCTGGCACAATAAGGATGATAAAAAGCATCTCCAAAAAAATTAACGCTTATAAAATTTTCATAATGCCTTGCATCATCCATAAACTCGGTATCAAACTCTCCGATGATACCGTTTTGATCGCTCTTTGCTGAAACACGTTTGATTTTGCCTGGTTTTAATCTTCCTGAGGAGATAAGCGAGCCTGTGCTCACATAGAACAAATCGCCAATCCTGAACTCTCCCCACTCAACGCTTCTTAATTTATCGCTGAGCGGGGAATTTACTTTCCCGCAAAATTGTTTTCACCTTGTTTTTTCAGTAATTGCGAGACCTCCCATGCAAGGTAATCACCTACCGTCTTTTTGAAATCCTCCAGCGTTGGCCTAGCATCTACTGGCCTGGTCTGATTCCAGTCCTCACCACTATCAGGATCGATTGTTCCCTCAAAATATTCATCCTCCGTAAAGATATTAAGGCAACCTTTCCCGAAGTGAACCAGATCCACAACCTCCTGATAACGCTCTTTTGCACGATCGGCATCAACAAGATTGTTTCTTGCCTTTTTGCGATTAGAGCGAGCGTAGCCGTCATTGGAAAAGTCGATAAACTTAACAGCCTGTTTCGCGTTATGCGGAATTTTTACCTGAAAAACGTAAATGTACGTCTGAACGCTTGATTTACCAATAAACAGATCCGCAGGCATTTTGATGCTTGCCAGCAAGGTATTTTCCTTGAGTATTTTTTTGTTGTACTCCGTAGCCTTTCCTGTGCCAGCTGAACTCTGGATAATCACTGCAGCATAGCCTTTATCCATCATCGACAGCGCCTTCTGCACGAAAATCATGCCGTTACCTTTAGCTGAATACGGAGGATTGAGAATAAATGCGTCCGCAGGGAATTTTTCTCCTGTTTTCCCAAATCCATACTTGCCGTCAAAATCGGCCAGCGAGTCTTTATTGAGGATATTCGAGCTACCATCCCCCATCAAAATCATATTCAGGATGGCCAGCATATAAATACTGGATAACACCTCAAGGCCAAGAAGCTGTTCAGCCTTGATTTGCGCTTCCTTAAGTTGTAGTTCGTTCGGTGAGTGAATATTTTCTCTGGCGTCAATGAGCATTTCATTCATTGCAGCCACAAGCAATCCCGCAGAACCTGTAGCAAAATCCCACACATAGGAATCTTTGTTTACTCTGGCGAGTCGTGCCAGCAATGTGGCAACATAAGGTGGTGTCAGAACGACGTCATTGAGCTTGTCCTGCGTAAATCCAAGCCAGCGATACATCTCATTAAACAGTTTGCCCGTAAAATCGGTGGTCAGTCCAATTTTGTAATACTCCCCAAGATCATCAACAACTTTAACAAACACGCGCTTTAACTGGCTTTCACCGTTGACTGGTTTGTTAATGTTTTCAGTCCACAGCGTATTTTGCAACGAGCGCAAAATCATTTCTCTTTTTGTTTCAGGAACAGCTTTCAGCCTTAAAAAATTCCTTATTTTCCTGAAAATAATATCACCATCACGCAAGTCCTCCTCCGTTGAAGAGGTCAGTTCTTTTTTATCCAGCGGTGCTAACTTTCCCGGAATCCCCAACGTTGCAATAACGGTAGCCACAACAAGGTAAACACGATCGCTTTCACCAAGCCCCTTTTCATTCTGGTAAATATCGTTATTCAGACGGGAAAGTCGCGTGTCTATCTCTTCCTCTTTGCTGGCCTTGATTTTTTCCAGTTCTTCGGGAGGAAGATTAAGCAGCTTTATCTTGTTGAGAAATCCATCAACATTTTTGTCAGCAAGGAACGATAAGTCGGTGAATTCACCAACCTTCTGTCCGGCTCCTAAATTATTCTTTGATACGTACCACACGCCGATTTCATGATGCAGTTCGCCTGTACCATCATCGCGCCAGCCGGTCATACCAATAGCAATAATATCAGGGTAATTGGTGAACTGAAGAAGTGCGTTGGCATAATGGACTGCGCCATTCACCGCGTATCCATTAATATTTTTAAAATTCCATTCTTTTCTGGCATCTTTGTTCTCAATAATACCGTTGCTGCCAAGTCTGATAAGCCTGTCCTTGTAGCCTTTATACTCGATGAGAACGGGATACTGCTTGCCGTATTTGTCCTTAACAAGGAGTTTTACGTCGGGACGATTACCGCCTGCGCCGCCATTTTTCGAAAAATAAGCGTCCAGTGCGTTATCGATCTCTCCGTTAAGTGATGCATTCTGCAACTTGTAATCAAGCCTGTAAGATTTAAGCCATGAGTTCGCCAGTTCGGTAATTTCCGGCTCAACAGATTTTACAGACTTTCTTGATTTACTGCTGGTCGCTGGTCGCTGGTCGCTGGTCGCTGGTCGCTGGTCGCTGGTCGCTGGTCGCTGGTCGCTGGTCGCTGGTCGCTGGTCGCTGGTCGCTG